CGCTTCTGCTTAATACCGATGAACTTACCGATGGCCTCACGAGTCTTACTCTTCTCGGCCGCAATCAGTGAGAGTCCTGCTTTTTCGAACAGAATACCGTTCTCGTCTACGTAAGCTGCATTACCAATAGAGTCACGAATTTTGATAGGTGCAATATCTTCTATCACAGATAACAATGAAATGACCGAACCCCAAATACGTTTTCGTGCTTCACGCAGGGTGGTAGATGTCATGAGCACGAGGGTATCCCTTGGTCGAGATAACCAGTTGACGATCCCCCAAGCAGCCATGGTGTGGGACTTACCACTACTGGCACTCCCACCAATGGCAAGATACTTGTGGTCGATAGCTTCGCGAATCATACGCTCTGCCCAAGGATGGCGCACCATCATCGGCTCTGGTAGGTCTGGTCGATTCCACAGTTCATCACAGATGCGCCAGAAGTAATACTCCTTGGCAATTGCTTTAGGATGGTTAGCAAATCCGAACAGCAAAGAGGTGATCAGACTAGTGGGTGGGATCATTAAACCACCCACATCCATCATCTTAGTAACGGGATCAATTTGAGGTTCAAGAATTTGCTTGCGTTTAGTGGTATCTTCCGACATAGTGACAGGGACTTCCCGCACCATAATGGCTTTCAAGAAAAAAGTAAATAGCGATATTGATAAAGCAGCAGAGGACATAAACCGCGAGAGCGCGGTCAAACGTGCCCTAGAGCTTTATCACCAAGGTATGCCCAATGCGTCTATTGCACGGGACATAGGTGTCCATCCCAACACACTTAGAACGTGGCTGCGTATTGCTGGAATCAAAGCAAAGCTGCCGCCTAATATGGAAAAGGCGCGGAGGGAAAAAGAGGCAGCCGAGTCAAAGGACGAGTTGCAATCACAGCTTGAGGACAATCTCAACAATGTAACTACCACGGCTATCACCGATGCCAAGCTCAATGCATCACTCGAAGAGGACAGGGTGCTTGCAAACATTGCCGATGCCCAAGGTAGTGCAGCAGACAAGTATCAGCACTACGTTGCAGCGGCAGGTATTAAGCTCTTGCGGGACAGCATCCGTGGGCTCAAGCCACCCAAGACAATTCGAGAGCTCAGCGAGCTTGATCAGTTGATTCGGCGCAACCTCGGGCTGAATGCAAAGACGGGTGGTGGCACTAGTAAACTATCAATTGACATCTCAATTCTCAACAACGGTGCAGCTGATAAAGGTAATGGCACTGTCAAGAGCATGAAGAATCAGATTATCGATGCCGAGATGGCCGATGATGAATGTGAAGAATAATGAATTTATTCTTGTCAGTTTATTTTTTACGAGTATATTTCACCACATGTTTGCCAACCGAGCACCTGTGATGTCACCTGAATTCATTCTTCGGAATGATGACGGACGCGAACCATCCTTCGGCACTTCCAAGGCAGATGGTCTTTGGTATCGAGTGATACCAGAGAACATGCGCGAGGTTCGATACATCCAATGTTTGCCAAAAAACATTAAACTGCTCACACCAGCCAGCGGACATGGCGTATTGATTCGAGCAGATTCTCTCCCAATTTAGCCTATTTTAGCCCATTTTGAGCATAAATATGCCCAGATGTGCAGCTTTTTTGTTTATCTGATTATGAATACTGAAACACTACTACAACTACACAAAACGACCTGCGCCAAATGTTACGCAGTCATGCAGAAAAAGAACAACGATTATAGCGGAGGGCTGACTAGCGATGATGCCCTTGCTAATTTCAAGATGTCGAGCACACTAGGGATGCCCCCAGTCATGGGTCTCTTGCTCCGCATTCAGGACAAGATGATGCGTATCAAAACATTCGCAACTGATGGCTCTTTGAATGTAGCTGACGAATCAGTTTATGATGCCTTCGAAGACATCATTAACTATGCGATTCTTGGTAAAGCGCTCATGATCGAGAATCGGGAGGACTCTACGAATAAGCAAACTACGCTACCAAATAAGCATAGTGAAGCAACTATAGCGGGTGCAGCTAACCCAAAAGCGAGAGCTGTTCCAAATAACATCATCGCCAAAGCAATCGATATATTTGCATCTGGGTTTATTTATTTCGGTGAAGCTCACTATTTTTGTGAGGAGCTTAGCAAGATTACACTTTTCATAACTGAAGAAGAGGTGAACAAAAGCATTGAGATCTGCGAGATCCCTAGTGATAAAGGAGATGACTACATCCTTGTTGCAGTGAAAAAAGATTCTCAACTTTACATTGCTCTTGGTGGCGATGGTCAAACGATGTCAGTATGATCATAGGAATCGACAACGGTCTCGATGGTGGGTTGTGTGCTATCTCGCAGCATGATGGAAGTATCATCGCGAAAGCACCAATGCCTACCCTTGTTTACAAAAAGAAACGAGAAGTAGACCCGAAGCGAATCCACACATGGATCATGGATCTCAATACCCCATGCGTGATCGCGATTGAAGAACCACTCAATCACGCTCGATCATCGCAGGCTATGAGATCCATGGCCATTAGCTTTGGAAAAATTATAGGGATGTCCGAATGCAAAAATATCCCGATCAAGAGAATTGAGGTGCGCGACTGGCAGAAAGCGATGCTCGGTAAAGTTCCAAAGGGCTATACCAAAATAGCCGCGCTTTTAACTGCAGATAAATTATCTCCCAAACAAGACTGGCTGGCGACTCCGCGATGCTCGACACCGCACGATGGGATGATCGATGCATTTCTCATCGCAAGATTTTATTTGACGAAACACAAATGATGGACTAAGAACTCGCTCCACATGAAGCAACACGTTAAAGAAATACTGATCGGGGAAACCCTAGTCGAGATCAAATCTCGGACAGATGAGCGCTATCCGTCTGGTTGGTCAGTTATCGCATTCACTCCTGAGCTGTCTATCCGCAGCACCAAATTACACCGACCATCTGGGCGCACTGCATTCATCAATGCAATCCTTGGAGCGTGTAACATGAATGATGAGTCCCAGCAAAAGATCGGGGCCTTCCAGCGAGCTCTAATAGTTCTAATAAACGAGGCTACCTCGTAAACAGATCTCACCAAAAATGAAGAAAAAGAAAAAATGAAGACGTTATATCCTAAACAAAAAGAAGCGCACGACTTTTTTGTATCGTGCCTAAACCAGAACGTAAACACCTTAGACACCTCAGATGTAGGCACGGGCAAGACAATCGTCGCCTGCCACATTGCGAATACGCTAGGCAAACCGTTCTTCGTCATCTGCCCTAAAGCAGTGATCCCATCATGGGAACGAGAAGCAGCAGCCTGCGGGCTCAAGCCATTGTTCATCATGAACTATGAGAAACTCCGCACTGGCAAAACACCATGGCTGACAAAGCGTGGTAAAAAAATATTCAGCTGGAAGCTACCAGAGGGTGCAGTCGGGTTCATCGACGAGTGCCACAAGGCAAAGAATCCATACACGCAAAACGCGCAGATGGTAATTGCCCTGCACAAAGACAAGTTTCGGATACACTTGATGTCAGCTACATCGGCTAAAGACCCGACAGAAATGAGAGCAATTGGCTATGCCCTTGGATTACATTCGCTGAATGAGGCGAAAGCACCACTCAAAAGCTGGTATGGCTGGATGATGGAGCATGGTTGTTTGCAAAATGAATGGGGTGCATGGGAGCTACGCAAGCGTGACAAGCTTAAACTTCTGCGCGATAAGCTCTACAACCGCAACGCGAAACGACTTACTGTCGAGGACTTCCCAGATTCGTTCCGCAAGAACAGGGTCTTTGTTGAGAACATTGAGTTTTCCAACCTCAGCAAAATACACGCAGCCTACAAGAGTCTCAACATTACACCAGAGATCATCGAGCGATACATCGAGCTAGGCACAGTAGAAGACAGTGAGCACGTCCTCGTGAACCTGCTTCGAGCCAGACAGCTCGCCGAGTCATTCAAGGTGAACGACATAGCCGAAATGGTGTCCGAGCTCTTACTAGAACAGGTAAGTGTTGTTGTCTTTATGAACTTCCGCGAGACTGCCGAGGCGCTTGCACTTGCGCTACATTGCGAAAAGATCGTTGGTGGACAGTCGGCTGCCGAGAGACAGAAGATCATTGATGACTTCCAATCTGATAAGACGAATGTGATTGTCGTCAACATCGCTGCTGGTGGCACAGGCATTAGCCTGCACGACCTGAACGGAAACAGATCACGGGTATCCTTGATTTGCCCCACGTTCAACGACAAAGACTACATGCAAGCACTCGGCCGTATCCACCGCAATGGTGCAAAAAGTGATGCCGTGCAAAAGATTTTAGTTGCCAACGGGACAGTCGAAGAAGTAGTCATTGAGTCCATCCAGAAAAAGATCGCCAACCATAACATGATCCATGGAAACTAGACCCCACTTAGAACGTCAATTAGAAGAGGCAGGATACGATGCAAACGAATTATTAGTCATGGACGGATATGATGACTGTATCGTCGGAGTCGTTACCCGCATGGGGCAAGACCCAATCATCTGCTATGACACCACCAAGATTATCTCGTCGTTAGTCAGCCAAGGCATGACTGAAGAAGAGGCAGAAGAATATTTCCACTTCAACCAATTAGGAGCTTGGGTTGGGGATCATACACCTTGTTTTTTAACTCCATTAGGCTAACACCATGATACAAAATATCAACTATACGACCATCGAATCTAACGTCTGTCTGCAACACCGCTTGTTCACCCCTCAATATGGTGAACCCCTTGATTGCTCACAAACCGCAACCAACCAAGTGATCAATACGTTGCGCATCGTAGAAACAGCTATTAACGAAGCTATCAAGGCGGGATCAGAAAGTATTAAGCTGGCTTATATAAATATCCCAGATCTTGATAGAAATCCAGATGGTATGCTCGGGGGTGTGCGCGTTGTGGGATACCGCACGAAGACAGAATCCGAACGATAACTACCCACTTAACATGTCACAACAATTATGAGTATAGAAAACGTAAACCACACAGATAGAGGCCATGCCGAATTTTCGCCATCGAGCCTGAAGTATGTAGCCCAGTGCGCAGGATACCAAGGCAAAAGCGGAAATTCAGCAGCCTCCGAAATGGGGACGCGCATCCACGAAGCATTGGAAGTCAGAGACCC